TCTAAAGAGTTGCTTATAGATTAGAGATAGTTTTGAGCAATCGTTGACTGTCATATTTATTTTGTAAAGCATATTGTAAGATATCAGATGTATTTCTGATTGCTACAATTTCTTTGATAGATTTATTTTGGAAATAATTTAGTGGAGTATAACAACACTATCAATAAATTATCAGTGTTAGAAAAAGAAATAGCTAGATTAAAAGAAATGGAAAAGGAAGCTAAAAAGCAAAAAGAAATATTGTATGAATTAATGGATAAAGTAGGAGTTAAAACAATAGTTACAGATAATTTATTAATTACAAAAGTAAATTCTACCACAAGTGAAAAGATTGATTCTAAGAAATTAAAAGAAGAATTACCTGAAATAGCCAAAAAATATACAAAAATTAGTGATGTGAAAGGTCATGTAAAAATTACAGTTAGAGCGGATAAAACTGTAATAGCAGAAGTAAAAGAAGAAGTAACAAATAAAAATATAGATAATAAAAAATCAGCAGCACTAGCTGCACTAGGATTATAAGGAGGATAAAATGATTAAATTACCAGTAAACGAACCAAAAATAGCAGACATTACACCAAAAAGCTTTTTGATATGGGGTGAGTCAATATCAGGAAAGACTTACTTAGCAAGAGAATTTGAAAGTCCATTAATAATTAATACTGATGGAAATGCTACAAAAGTAAATACTCCATCTGTTGCAATTAAAACCTTTGCGGAATTTGCAGAAGTTATTGAGGCTTTAAAAACTGAAAAACACACATATAAAACTGTGATTATAGATTTGATAGATGATATTGAAACTATGTTAACAATTCATATATGTGAAGCAGCTAAAGTTGAATCACTGGCAGATATCCCATTTGGAAAAGGTTATGCTAAATTCAATGCTGTATGGAAGAAATTAATGATTGAATTAACTCAAATGAATATGAATGTGATATTTATATCACATTCAATAGAAAAATCTGAAAATAATGGGCAAACAATGTATCAAGCACCTAGCTTAGGACAAAAACCATTGAATGCTTGTATGGGTAGATGTGATTTTTCAATCCAAACTAAAAAGATTGGAAGTAACTACATTAGAATATGCACAAATAAAAGAGAAGCATACAAAGAGGAAGATATAAAAGATAAAAAAATTCTGGATATTTTAAAAACAGTAAAAGGGGTTTTTGAAATAAAACCAGCAATTAAACAAGTAGCAACAAAAAATACTGAAAATACAGTTAAAGCAACTGATAACACAAATAATATAAATAAAGATGGAGGTAACAAATAATGAGTATAGCAGATATCATGGCAGAATTAGAAGCACAAGATTGGAAAGCAGGAGATAAGGAAACAGATTTTTCTGTGGCAGATGGAGTTTATGAAGGAGTTATAGAAGGACTTGAATACAAGGAAAATGAAAAAGGTACACAATGGTTTTCATTTACAGTAAATTTAATAAATGAAAATAAGAAGTATTTTGCAAATGTATACTTTAGCGGAAAAATGGCAGCTATGAACCTAAAAAAATTTATAAATATTATATTAAATCTAACAGGGGAAGCATTAACATCTATGGACTTTGCAAACGAAGTAGCATTAGCACAAAGATTAAATGATGAACTTATTGGAAAAGATGTAGTTATAGAATTAACAACTAAAAAAGAATTCCAAAACTTCAAGTTTATTTTCCAAGAATAATAGGAAAAAATAAAAAGGGAGAGTTAAACTCTCCCTAACTATTCTATGAAAGGAGGACAAATAAATGAGAAGTGATATAGTTGGATTTTATGACTTTGAAGTTTTTATGTGTGATTGGTTAGTTGTCATAATCACTACTCAAGACGAAGAAATTATAATACACAATGATCCTGAACTATTAAAAAAGACAATGAACAATATAAACTGTTTGATAGGATTCAATAATAATAATTATGATGATTTGATACTTGTGGGGATAATATCGAGAAACATGAATCCTAGTGAAGTATATAAACTATCGCAATCTATAATCAATGGTGAAAATACTAACTTTTATAAAAAAATAGCTAATCAGTTACCAACATTAGATACTAAACAAGAGCTTCCACCAGGAGTTAGTTTAAAAGAAATTGAAAGCAATATGGGAATGAATATAATTGAAACTCCTGTATCTTTTAATTTAGATAGACCTCTAACATCTGATGAATTTATGGAAGTAATAAAGTATTGTAAACATGATGTGGAAACTACAAAAAAAGTATTTGAATATAGAAAAGACTACTTTGAATCTAAGATTGATATTTGCAAAGAATTTAATTTATCTAAGTTGGATTCTAAAAAAACAAGAGCCAACCTTGCAGCCAAAGTTTTACAATGTAATAAATCTAAATTACCAACACAAGCAAGGTTGAACAAAGACAGATTATTATTTACCATCACAGATAAACTAAGAAAGGAAAATATACCTCAACCAATTTTAGATTTTTACACAGATATTCAAAATAGATTTTTAGCTGGAGAAAACTTTAAAGAATTAGAAAAAGAAAGCTTAGTATTTAACTTATGTGGAGTGGAGCATACATATGCTTTTGGTGGATTACATGCAGCAAGATCTAATTTTCACTATGAAGGTAACATGCTAATGGTCGATGTTGGAAGTTATTACCCTAGTATGATTATTAATTTTAACTTTATGTCTAGAGCTTCAGAACATCCAGAATTATATAAAAAATTATATGATACGAGAATGGAATATAAAAGAAATAAAGATCCAAAACAAGGAATATATAAAATACTTCTTAATGGAACATTTGGAGCTTTGAAATCTGAATTCAATGATTTGTATGATCCTGTTCAATCAAATAACATTTGTATAAATGGGCAGTTATTATTAACAGATTTAATAGTATCTCTTAAAAATTACACAAGAGTAATACAAAGCAATACCGATGGAATATTGATTGCATATGAAGAAGATGATTTACCCAAAATTATAGAGTTATGTAAAGAATGGGAAAAAAATTATGGTTTAACTTTGGATTATGAATATGCTGTAAAAATAGCTCAAAGGGATGTTAATAATTACATCTTAAAAGTAAAAACCAAAGATGGTTACAAATTGAAAGGAAAAGGAATATTTCAAAATCATGATGGTGGAAACTTTGAAAAAAATAATCTCACAATCATAGATATGGCTTTAAAAGCTTTCTATATGGATGATATTTCTGTTGATAAATTTCTTTTATCTTTAATAAAAGAAAATAACTTAATGCCGTTCCAGCAAGTAGCTAAAATGGGCGGAACATTTCATCATGTAGAGACAGTTGTAAATGGTGAAGCTATTGATCTACAAAGGGTAAATAGAATATTTGCAACTTGGAAAAAAGAATATGGACCAATACATAAAATAAAAATAGAAGATGGATCTAAAAAATATACTAAAATTCCAAATTCTGCGGATAGGGTTTATATTCATAATGAAGAAATTGAGAAACTAGATAAGAGTATTTTAGATTTAGACTATTATAGAAAATTGGTGGAAAAGAACAAATTTACAGATAGAAAGGTGGTATCATGGGAACTATTCGAGCAAAATACATAGAACTAGAACCAGGAACAAGCAAACCCAAAGTATCATTTGATGAATTTGTTTATGATATCTCTAAAATATCTGATGCTGCCTTTTTAGTTCCAGAAGATGTTGTAGTAGTTGATTTTGACCATATTGGTGATTTGTGGAAAGAAATATTAAATCGATATCCAACAAGAGCTATAAAGACAACAAGAGGAGCCCATTTATATTATAAAATTCCTCCAAACTTGAAATTACATAACAATATAAATATTATGACTTATTGTGGATTAAATGTTGATTATAAGACAGGATATGGAAAGAAAAAGGCATCAGCTAAGGTAAAGGTCAATGGAGTTCTTAGAACGATTTTAAACGATACACAAGTTGATAATTTAGCTATATTACCTTTAGCATTATATCCTATTCCTGTTGTGAAATACAATTTATACAATTTGAATGAAGGAGATGGAAGAAACCAAGCAATATATAAGCACATAAAAGTGTTACAAGATTATGGAGTACCTCAACAAAATATTATAGAACTTGCAGATTTTATAAATAATAAAGTTTTTAAAACATCATTGACAGATGATGAATTAAAACCCACTATTTTATCTGCTTTCAAAAAATCAGATGATGAAGAAATAGATCTTTATTATGAAGATAAAAATGGTAATAAGAAATTAGATATATTTGCTGTTGCAGAGTATGTTAAAAAATTATTTCAACTAAAAATTTATAATGGTAGATTCTATTTTCTTAAAGAAGATAAAGATGGTAAAAAAACTTACATAGGGAATGAAAGTACAAATAATATTTTAAGAGAAATATTAGAACAAATGAAATTAAAATTAAAAAAGTCTCAGGATAATGAATTACTGCATCAATTAACTAAACTTGCAGACATTGAGCCAAATAGTAATAATTATCCAATAAAATTAAACAATGGTTTTATATTAGATGGAGTAGATATATTACATATGGATACAGTATTTACACCATTTAATTTAGATATAGCTTATAATCCAGATGTAGTGTGTAATGATGTGGATAATTATATAAAGTGGTTTTGTAACAATGATGAAAGTTTAATAATGTTATTTGAAGAAATATTAGGACATATTTTGATGACTTCTAGTTTTCCACATCATGTATTTTTCTTTGTTGCAAATAGTGGAAAAAATGGTAAAAGTACAACATTAAATATGATAAGTAATTTTGTTGGAGATTTACATAGTTCTGTAGCTTTAGAAGAATTTGATAAATCAGAAAACTTATTTGCAATAAATGGGAAACTTGTAAACTGTGGAGATGATATTGATGCTTCACTTATAGAAAAATCTAGAGCAGTTAAAACTCTTGCAGCTGGAAATGAAATACTTTGTAGAGCATTGTATGAAAATCCAATAAAAATGAAGTCAGTGGCAACTTTATTATTTACTTGTAATGAAATGCCAAACTTTAAAGATAAATCTGGCGGAATAGCTAGAAGAGTTATATGTTTTCCATGCAATGCAATCGTAGAAAAAATTGATATGAAAATAGACCAAAAATTATCAACAGCTGAAGCTAAGTCAAGGCTTTTAAATATAGCAATAAATGGAATGAAAAGAATAATTAATAATGGTGGAGAACTTACAAAGAGTGAACTTGTTAAGCAACTTACAGATAAATATTTAACAGAATCAGATAATGTTAAATTATTTCTTGAGGAATATGGAGAAGATTTTATTCTACATGATATCAAAAATGATACTTTTGCCAAAATTTATGTTTGTTACACTAATTTTTGTGATGAAAGTGGATATGGGGCATTAAGTAAAAAGAGATTCTCTCACAAACTAGAAGCTCTTGGTTTTGAAACTTATAAAACAAATGGTAAATTAAAAATTAGAAGGAAAGCTAATGGGTGAATTAAAATTTAATTTTTAAGTGCTCGATTAAATTTATAAGTGCTACATCAGTGCTCGATTAAGTGCTACATTTATATTAATTTTTTGTTGATATAAATAAGAAAGTGCTTCAAGTGCTACATTATTTATATATTTTTTATTAAAAATATATAAATATATATATATATATAATAAGAAAAAAAAAGATATAGAGTGAAAATCTACCACTTGAAGCACTTTTCTTTT